TAGCTCAACCGCACTAGTGTGGTTGTAGCCGGAGCCTGGGTAGATTGAACGGACATAATAATTTTCGCCGCCAACTACACCGCCGAAAGCTTTCGTAGAAGAAAGGGAGTGGTACTTGTGGTCACCTGCACCTTTCGCTGTTAAAGCTCCGCCAAAGAGTGCAGAAGGGTCACCATCAGCTCCAACAAGCTCCATTCCTGGGCTCAAACCGAAAGCATCGTGACCGTGACCGACTCCAGACGACCTTAGGTCGAGCATTGAAGATAGGTTTGAAATTGCGCCTGCTTGTCCAGATGCTGCTGAAGCAGTCATAAAAGCTCCAGAGCCTGCCCAGTTTCCAATAAACCAGCCAGCGCTAACATCATCAGGGTCTGTTACCCATGAGAACGGGAAATCACTTGTAGCGATTTTCGATACTGCATTAGCGATAGCGATACCCCCACCTACAGTTCCTGAAGCGGTGGCGTGGTCTGTTCGACCTCCGCCATTTGTAGAGGATAGAGAGTTTACAACAAATCGAATAGTGTCTCCAGTTGGGTTCTTATGTGAACCAGCATGATTGTGAACATCAATCTCAAAAAGAAGGTCGCGAGTCCATCCGTCGTACCCAGAAACATAGATAGCTGGGCAATGTCCCCAAGAAACACCTGCGCTGGAGTCAGCAGCGGCGCTTGTTGCGGTACGGACATAATACATCGAGTTTGTTTTACTCAAAATCTCAAGAGCTGCGTACAACCCTTGTCCGCCAGCAGTCAGGTCGGGACGACCGAAAGTACGAATTAGTTGAGCTGCGCTTGTAATAAGCGTAGCTTTATTTGTAGGACCTTGCGAGGCAAAGCCTACGATGCCTGCGACAGAGGCATTTAGCGTGGGAGCGAATTCAGAAAAATCTTTCTCGACCACATAAGAACCGGGACTTACATAACTTGGCATTTATCTATTAAGCGTTTTTAATTGTTATCAGCTTGCGAGCGGCTAATTCATGGACCGTATCAGTTAGATACGTGGAGGGTACGGAAAGAGACTGCTTTGGTTTTATCCAATGGTGCACGTACTCTGCCCCAACAGAAAGGATAATCTCCAATCCTTGTGAACTTACATTTTTGATGACTGAGGTATTCATAACTCTACTATATTTATAAGAGCTGAGGAAGAAATTTAAGGATTTATTAAGCTATTATGGCGCTAATTTAATCTAGGCTCTGAAGGGCGGTCATCTAGGACGATTTCTTGGTTAACCTTTTCAACCTCTCCAGTAGATGTTACCATGTATTTTCTAGTGGGAACGTAGGTTTCTATGTTAATCATAATCGTTCTTTTAACTACTCGGTCATCCCTATCCCCAATCTGTAGTGATGCAGCATCTACTATATCTCCCAAATAAGCTTTAATGCTATTACTATGGGACGTTTTCACGTCCATCGCTGGATTAAACATCAATTCTACCTGCTCAACCAACTGAGCCATATCTTCAGTATATTTTGTATACAGATGGAAAATATAGGAAAGAACCACTGCTTTAGGAGGTAATGATACTATACGAACTGCTCGCCTTGTTTTCTTATTCCACATAACCTCATTTTGAAAACTTGTATCAACCCTTCTGCGGACTAAATCATCTTCAATTCGGTCAAAAGAAACAGACCCTACAGGAAGTACAATATTTCTATCCTCTTTTAGCTTAGCAATCGCTCGTTCAGGGTTTGCGTAAAAAGTTTTTAAATTTCTAACCTTATCTTCGTTATCCACTACTTTTAGCGTTGCAAACTTACGAATAAGAAATTGGGTATACTCCCGATAAAAATCGGTTGTTTGGGTGTTCCTCATTTCTAATTCTAATATCTCTCGACGGATTTGGTCTCTAGCTCTTATATGAGGTATGTGAGTATACGCAGCTCTCGGAGACAGCAGGGCACTGGCTTGAGTAGATTCAATTGAAAGGGAGGATAAAGCCATTATTCAGCAAAGAAATCTTCTTTGTCAGGAGTTTGGTGTATATCCTGAATATCGGGACCGTCGCGGAGAAGTTTAGCCGAAGCAACTAGGTGGTATACGCCGTACACATCGAAACGGTCTTCTTGTACTTCAAAAACCTCATACTTCTGCTCTTGAAACCTAGGTTGGATAATATCTCCAGGGATTAGTGGTCTACCAAGCCTTTCTTCCGTGTAGGCTTTATTAAATGTAAATACTTGGTCATTGGTTAGTTCGATGCCGAACTCACTGAGGTTTTCCTCAATTGCTCTCGGCTCATAATGTGCGACCAAAATAATAGGGTCAGGTGAGATAACTTTTTTACGATTCTCGTCATAAACATTATCGTAATTTTCGTCTAGAAAAAATTTATAAAGTAAAAGTTCGGAACCGGATAAACGAATTAGCTCATCGTCTATCATATTAAAAAGTTTTATATCAGGATTATCTAAATCAAAAAGACTTAGCCGGCTTTCGGTAGGAACTAAATCATCTCCAACAATCTTAGTTTTAACTCTAAAATTCTTTTTATTGATTTTTTCTCCGTCAAAAGCCATTAGAACGCAGTAATTACCGGAGGTTCTTCCATTTCAGTTAGAAGTTCTTGAATCAACTTTTCTTGCTCTTGTGTGCTTTCTTGTGAGAGCAGTCCACCATTTAAACGTGCACCCCCTTGAGGTGATGGTAACAAATCGTACTTTCCTCGTACCGTTCCGAGAATCCCCTTGGAAATAGCTAGACTGAATCGTTGCAACCAGTTAAGGAAGTATGGGTGTAAGGTTTTTGAATTTAAAGCTCGGAACTCTACAACCACTTCTTCCCTCTCTGTTGGGTTAGGATGCAAGAAGATGAGCCTATTATCAATAACATCAAAGGAACCTTCTCTACTTAGAATCTTTCTAATCTGTTCTAAGTGCATAGTCATAACCAAATAATCCCCTATCTGGAAATCAGAGAATAAGAAGTTGTCCTGGAAGTACTTAATAAAGAAATCAAACTCTAGCGTTCCTTGTTGTTGCGCTACTGCGAGTAAAGTTTTCTTATATACAACATACTGCAAATTATTCATCACTACTGGAGGTAGTGTATATCCGTTAATCCCTGCAGACGCTTCGAAGGTCATCATCTGAGTACACCAGCGAGGAGCGTGGTAATCTAACTTGGAGACGGCTTCATCGATAGCTGTAGCAATTTGATGGTCGGTTAGCTCCACACGAATTACAGGATACCCTAAGCGAGACAATACAAAATCTTTTATCGTTTCATAAAATTCTGTCATCTCAACTCCCTCACTAAACCTCCTACGGTTTAAATTGTGATAGTCGATATCTCCAATGGTGACAGCCGAAGCAGTGCTTAAGGAATTCCCTCTTTGCTGGTGGAAAGTGTTGCCCCAATTTGTATTAGGGATAACACCGCTAAACCCAGCGCCATATTGTAATCCTGCGGTACTAACCATTACTTATCAGTTTTTTTGAGGGTAACCTTTTTCTTAGTTTCTTTTTTGGAGAACGATGGGAGCGTTTTAGGCTTCTCTTCTTGTATAACCTTTACATGTGGGTGTATAATCACCTCACTGGATTCGAACTCTTGGTAGGGAGTAATGAAGGCGGGAGTGCCGCCCATTGATACGTAGACGCCATGATTGCTGTTGTTTCTGTATTTCATAGTATAACCTCACCTTATATAGACGAAGAAGGGAGCCGAATGGCTCCCTTCTTACAAAGTGAATCGTTATTATGATTCTTAATTCATTACTGAAGTGCGTGCGAATCAGGAGTGACTGTATCCCAAGCCTCGTCAATCCGATGGAACGGAGCGAGCATGTATCGGGAAGTAGCACCAACAATTCGAATGATACGATAGAATCGAGCTTCAGGTGTAATGGCTGTTTTACCATAACGTGTCAACAGACCCTTTCTTGGTTGGAAAGAGTTCGGGTCAACAACGGTTGGTAGCATTTGGAGAGGGATGTACGGAGCGTACACGAATCCTGCATCCATAGGCGAGCCGCCTTTATAGCCAACGAGAATCTCGTCATCAGGCCAAAGTGGGTCAACGAACACGTCATACATGCCCATCCACTTACCTTTGTACTGAAGTGAGTTACCGAGGCTTCCAGCTTCTTCCATACCCATACCACCTTCAAGCTTCGAAGAAGAATGAAGCATTGCGGCAACCATAGGAGAAGTAAGAATGTAGTTACCAGCACCGCGCAAGGTCGACTTGTAGATATCTTGGGCAGCAAAGTTAATAACTGCGACCAAGTTAGCATAAGCCTCGCCAACGTGACGTGGTTGTAGGTTAAGAGCACTAGAGCCCAGGTCTACAAAGAATACGTTCTTATCTGTACCAGCAGGGTTGGTAGTTGCTGCAAAGTTGTAAGTAAAGTCGGTTGCGGCTTGAGTACCATCTTGGAAACCGGCAACAGCAGGGAAGCTGTTAGGGTTGCCTAGGTCATTAGCACTACGGTTCCACGCAGGGAGAGTAGTAGTACCACCGTCAATATCGTAAGCAATCATACGAAGATTTTCAAGAATTTCACGGTCGATTTCCAATTGAACTTCTTTCGAAAGGAGCTCAGTAAGCTCACGCT